TGCACTTCCAGAGTCAGGCGGCGAGATGGCCCCAATGCCAGGTGCAGGTGTGCCAGTAGAAAAATCACCAGTCCTTGAGCATATTCCACTTGCTGCTACTTCGAAGGATGACGAAGAAATTGAGATTCCGTTAGATAGATTAACAGAAGAATTAGCCGCTTTTAATGAAAGTTTTAAATTTGGTGGTGATTCACATAATATTTCTGATTTATATGAACATAATTTAGCAGAATTTGATGAAGCAGAATTAGAGGAAGTTCTTGATGAAGACGAGGACGATGAAAGCAAAGAAACCACTGATAAACCTGGACCTGGCAACACGGTGCTTGATGAAGACGAGGACGTAGCTGAAGATCTATATGAGCAATTAGTTGTTGATCTTCCAGGCGCGAATAAAACTGGCTGGGCCGGTATGCCAGAATCTTTAATGGAGCTGGCAGAAGAAGAAATTCTGGCCCTTGAACAGGATTCAAAAGTCAGAGAAGAGAAAGCTGAAATAAGAAAAGCTCTCAAAAAATTAGAAAATGTTAATGAAAACCTAAGCACTAAAAATAAAAAACTTCATAAAACGCTTGATGAAGCAAAAAAACAACTATTAAAATTAAAAAAAGTATCTTTAATTTTGCACCAGAAACTAGAAGAATCTAATTTAACAAATGCAAAATTACTGTACCAAAATAAGGCAATGACCAGCGACTCCCTGAATGAGCGACAAAAAGACAAACTTGTCGAAGCTGTGTCAAATGCTGAAAGTATTGAAGAAGCAAAAGTAATATTCGAAACCCTTCAAAGCACGGTGGGCAGCACCTCTCGCAAATCGCGGCCAAAATCACTGAGCGAAGCAATTGAGAAGCCATCTTCAATGATTCTGTCGGCTAGAAAACAAAATCCTAGAAGCCAGAAGCCAAATCCAACGCTAGATCGTTGGAAATTCCTTGCGGGAATAGACAAAAAATAAACAATATATAATATATAAGGAGAATTCAAAAAATGTCTGTTTTACAAAAATTAACTGAAGGCATCGTTGGAAGGTCTCTTCATAGAGAGGGTGCTGCTTTACTTGAAAAGTGGGAAGCTACCGGACTTCTTGAGGGTATCGAAAACGATAGCAAAAGACAGGGCATGGCCCGTCTATTAGAAAACCAGGCCTCGCAGCTTCTAAAAGAAGCTTCGTCTATGGCAGCTGGTGATGTTGAGGGTTTCGCTTCCGTGGCGTTCCCCATTGTTCGTCGTGTATTCGGTGGACTACTTGCGAATGATCTCGTGTCGGTTCAGCCTATGAGCTTGCCGTCTGGGCTCATTTTCTTCATGGACTTTACTTATACTCATCAAAGAATGGGTATTGATTCCAGTGATTCTATTTACGGCGGCGGCGTAACTGGTTCCCAGATCCAGACCGGTGTCACCGACCTCACTGAAGAGGGCGGCGGTTTCTACAACCTGTCGAATAACTATTCGCATGCGACTGGTACTCTCACGGCCATGGCCGAATCGACTGGGGCTGACTTGGTTGATCCATCTGGAAAGGATGCTCCGTGTTGCCACGATGGTGGTACTACTACGAATAACGAGCAGGTGCCTCTGCCGACCGCAGGTGTTGCGGTTAGTTCTCTTTCGGAAGCTCAGAAGAAAGCCATCCGTTGGGATCCCGATATTCTTGGTGGTGATCAAACCAGAGAAGTATACAACCTGGCTTGCAGAATTAGTGCAGCTGATAAAGCTAAAATTAATTTGGACGCCCTCGGCGGGGTCGAACTTCACACGACCGTCACCAGCGGCACTCCTGCAACAACTGGCCTAACTAGCGGTGTTCAGGTGCGACGTTTAACCGAACTTGGTCGACGTCGATATGATGGTTCTATTGCTACTAGTTCCATTGATGATGGCTGGATTACTCTTTACTTTACTGCTGCCAGCGGCGACATGAGCCTTGGCAACGATCTCCATGCACTTAATGTTCCGCATGCGGATAACTTCAAGCAGGGAGATGCTCTTGGTTCTGTTGTTGGTACCAATAACTGGCCTCTTGAAGAACCTGATCCTGGCACTGGCGAGGATGGATCCTCGACGGGTAAATCTACGATCGCTGAGATTGATATTAAAGTTGAGAGTATCGCTGTAACCGCGATGACCAAAAAGCTCAAGGCGAAGTGGTCACCGGAACTCGGTCAAGATCTCAATGCTTATCATAATCTTGATGCGGAAGTTGAGCTTACTCAAGTCCTCTCTGAGCAGATTGCTCTTGAGATCGATCGTGAAATTCTCAATGACCTTGTAAAGGGGGCGAAAGCTAGTACGTATTACTGGTCACGTTCACCTGGTTTGTTCGTCAAGAGGACCACTGGTGCTGAGCTTGGTGCTACGGCAGCTGCTCCGGATTTCACCGGTACGGTTAGCGAGTGGTATGAGACGCTCATTGAGACTATCAATGATGTGTCAGCTCAGATTCACAGAAAGACTCTCCGTGGTGGAGCAAACTTCCTGGTGACCTCACCTGAAGTTGCTAATATCCTTGAGTTTACTGCTGGATTCCGTGCTAGTGTTACTCATGACACTGATCGTGGCTCTGTCGGTGCTGTCAATATTGGTAGCGTTTCTCGCAAGTTCGATGTTTACGTCGATCCTTACTTCCCGAGAAATGTTGTCCTTGTTGGCCGCAAAGGCGGTAGCTTCCTTGAGAGTGGTTATGTGTACGCTCCGTACGTGCCGCTGCAGGTCACCCCGACGATCTTCGGTACCGAGGACTTCGTGCCCCGTAAGGGCGTGATGACTCGTTACGCTAAGAAGATGGTCCGACCTGATATGTACGGCCTCGTGATCGTACGCGGACTCCTTGGTGAAGCTGGCGCAAGCTAGTCACTAGGTAACTTAGTCTAACCCCGTCTTGAGTTTTCTCTTGGCGGGGTTTTTTATTTTGGAATTTAAAACACCTCAACACTATTTATAATGATTGATAAGGCAGGAAGCCTTTTTTAAAAGGAGAAAACGAACATGAGTAAACTAGGAAGATATTCAGCAGACAGAAAAAAAGTTGAAGCACTTATAACTACAAAAACAGTCGACGTATCAGATTGTGGTACGCTCTTCACATTAGGGCTTGCCGGCGGATTTACCGTTTCTTTACCAAATGCCTCCGATGCCGGTAAGGGCTGGTGGTGTAAGTTTATTGTCAAGGTAGCACCTACTACTGCGTACCTTGTTAATGTGACCGACGCCGACGGAAACAATCTATACGGCAGCGTCCAGGGTTCCGAGGGCGGAGCTGGCGATTTGACTAATGGAACTGGTACTGATGTAATTACTTTTGTTGCTAATAAAGCTCAAATCGGCGACCAGGTTGAACTTGTTACAGATGGTACCAATTGGTATGCTCAAACGCAATGTGAGCAGGATGATGCAGTTACCTACAGTTAAAAAATTAATTAATTAACTTTTACCTTATCAACATCAAACCCCTTGTTCTTATCGAACAGGGGTTTTTTGTATGTATATAAGATCTCAAAATATGGATATGCCAAAAAAATATCGCAGGCAATTTTTGAGATTTTCAACTATTTATATAATGAACAAGGAGACCTATAATGGGTAAACGCAAGAGAAGATTACACAGTCCAAAATATGCTAAAAAATATGCTTCTGTAAGAGAAACCTACAATCGCCTCCGAGGAGTTGTAAAAGAAGCTGAAGCTGATGGTATGATTACTGAAGAAGAAGCTGCAGAAATTAAACAGGTTAAAGAAGCAGTCGTTGAAGCTGTCGTCGAAACAGTGGTAGAAGAAGTAGCTGAAGTTGTTGAGAAAGTTGAAGAGATTGTAAAGCCTGTGGTAAAGAAAGCTACAAAGAAAAAAGCACTCTTCAGTCCGCGCGCTACGAAAAGAAAGAAGAAGACCGCAAAGAAAGAAACCTAATTCATTATCTCCTAACTAATTATACTGATAGGAGACCACATGAATGGCAACACCGACTTTAACACCAAGCTCCCAGACGTCTGCTATAGTCCTGCCTTCAACTGGTTCTCTCGCAATTGCCGAGGTCGCGACTAACTATCCATATGGCCTGTATGTTGATACCAGCTCACAGCTGTATGACGTTAACTTTATTACAGGCGCCGTCGAACAGGTAACATATGTTTATCGAAAGCTTGGTGGTGATGTACTTGATTTAGAAGTTGTTGATAAGAACGTCTATTCCGCTTATGAAGAAGCTGTATTAGAATATTCATATATTGTTAATATACACCAATCAAAAAATGTTCTTCATAGCTCTTTGGGCGCCACGACTGGTACATTTGATTCTGATGGGCAAAGAACAGATACGTCAAGTGGCAGCAACGTAGAGCTGAAATTTCCAAAATTTCAATTTAGTTACACTAAAAAGGTCATGGATACGACAATATCAGAAACAGGCCTAGGAGGAACGACACCGATATATTCTGCTTCTTTCTCTCCAGAACAATCAATACAAGACTACGATTTACAAACAATCATTTCTAGTTCTGCCACTGATTCTACCATGGCTTTTTACAATAAGGTAGGCAATAAAAGAATAATAATAAGAAGAGTGCATTACAAAACCCCACATGCAATGTGGCGATTTTATGGTTATTATGGTGGCATGAATAGTGTTGGTAATTTATCAACTTACGGTATGTACTCAGATGATTCAACCTTTGAGGTAATTCCTCCATGGCATAACAAGCTCCAGGCCATGGCATATGAAGATGCTATATATACAAGAAATTCACACTATTCTTATGAAATAAAGAACAATAACTTAAGACTATGGCCAATCCCTACTTCGGTCAGCCCATCAAAGATGTGGGTTGAATTTTCAGTTAAAGAAGATGCTTGGGATTCTCAATCAGATAGACAAGACGGCATTGACGGTGTCAACAACATGAATACTTTGCCTTTAGCAAATATTCCATATGCAAACATTAATTCAATCGGTAAACAGTGGATTCGTCGATTTGCTTTGGCGCTGGTAAAGGAAACG